AATGTCTATCAACTTACTAGTGTTTACCATTATGCTATTAACCAAGGCGACACTAGTAATAATCATTAATGGCCCCAAAAATGCAGACGTTGATAAAAAAATTTTATAAAAAATATAAACTTCATGTAGGAAATAATTATGTCAATTAATAAAATCATGTGAAGTAATAAAAGGATGATGGTAATGATGATGTAGTATATCATGACGCGGTGGAGGTGGTTTTGTAAACAAATAAAAAATACAAAATAGTTTGTATCCTATTGGTTTACAACATAAATATTTACTAGGTGAATACGCTATATAAAGGATAGAATGCGTCCAATAGGAAGACTGCCTCCACTGAGGCAACGGGAGAAGGGTGTTAGTATGAGTGTACCTACTAATAATAATATTCCTGAACTGGATGAGGGACAGGATGTTGTTAATGGTGGACCTCTTGCTAATGCCCTTTCTTTACATTTGAAGGAATATTATGGTATGAAAAATGTTGAGGACAATAATAACATACGATCTAAAGAAGGACAAACCAATAATTAGAATTATTGCATATGGTGATAAGGATACGATGGCATTAGAGTTATTGTCAGCATATAATAATATTTCAGTACATCTAGAATATGAACCACGCGAAGAAACATCATCAAAGGACAATAGATAAAATTAATCTACTTGTTCGTTTGGAGTTGGATAACCCACAGTTATCTTCTACACAAGTGGCATTGTTATGTGGATTGTCAATAAATAGATTTTCTGTCCTTAAAGCTTCCCCCCTGTATCAAACAATCCATAATCAGTATATGACTGGTCTTCTGACAAGTTTTGATACAAAGATAAAAAATGGGTATAGTATTAGTCAAGAGACGTTGGACTTTGCTGTGCCTATTGCAATGCAGGGGTTGGTTAAACAAGCATTGACGGTCAAAGATGAACGTGTAAAGAATAAGGCTTTCAATGATATTCTGGATAGAGATGGCCGTTTTGCGAAGGTTAGTCGTATTGGGATGACGGTAAATGAACAAGGATCTATAGCAGAAGATAAGGATAATAAGGCTGTACTTGAAATGATTCATGCACTGAACTCCAAACCAAAGACGGCCACCATAAGTACTCCTCCATTAACGGAGACGACACAATAAATATATAAGGATATTAATATGCCTGATGATAAATTAGGTGAAATTGGTTATAAATTAGTTGCTAAACCATTATATAAGCTTGGTGAAAAATTATCAGGTGAAAAGCCTGAAGAATCAGTTAAAAGATATAATGTCGCTGCTGATAAAATTGAATCAGGAAAATCCATAGTACATGATTCATCTTGGCCTCGTAAAAGAGCAGCAGAATTAAGTGGTCATCCTATGGCTGGTCATCCTAATCCACCTGCTGCACGTAAAGCAAGAGATAATAAAGTACATAATGATGCAGGACATCATCTATGAAAAAGATCCTTCCATTACTATTATATTTTTTCATGTTAAACTGCGCTACAATGCGTAGGCATCCTGCGGTTACAGGAATAGTAATAGGAGCAGCCGGCGGGGTGGTTGGTGGTCTTCTGACACAGCATCATTGTCCACATTACATAAATGGTTATCCTTACGATGGAAATCAAAAACCATGTCCTTATAACTGGGACCCAGGATCAAAAAAGAAATAGTTAAATTTATGAAAAAACTCTTTATTATTATCTCATTACTTTTTCTAAGCGCCATTCCAACAATGGCACAAGCGGCGGCTGGTTTTACAAAGGTTGCCAATGTTTCTACACTAACTTATGTAGACTCTAGTTGTCCAGATCTCTCAACATGTTATTATCAAGTCACCGCACTAGATGCCCAAGGTTTTGAAAGTGGTCCAGCGGCTTGTGCGTCTACACAATTATGTCAGAATGGAAATATGGCCGTTGCTATCATGCCATCTTCCGGTGTACATACTGTAACTTTAACATGGAGTGCTAGTGCAACGGCGAGTGTTACTTATAACGTATATCGTCATATTGGACCTTTGTCCCCCAGTGGACTTGGCGCGGTAGTAAACTAAGAGTTTAATAATAAAAGTGGTAGTCTGGTCAGGGACGGAGGATTAATATAATAGTAACTAAATAAGTGTAGGCTCTGCTGGAGAGCAACCTACGACCATTTAGACCTCGAACTATATTAATCCTCCTATAATTTATTAATTAATAATATCGTGTGGCGTTCGAGGGCAAAGGGATAAAAACTCGGTGCAGCCGGAGGCGAAGCCGATGGCGGCGGGATCAATATAACAATGAACAAAGAAATTAAGTATGGTGGTTTAAAGGTAGTTCCTATAGATAAAGGTTGTATTATATCAACATTTAAAGAAGCTGCACGTAGAATTAATAAAATTAAAAATATTGTAATTATTATGGAATATAAGGAATGTAGTACTGATGGATATTATAGAGCAGGTATATCATCTTATTCTGAATCAAAAGAAACAATAAAAGCAATTGAGAAATATAGAAAAGCGTTAGAATAATGAATTCAGTTATAGATATTGATTCTCCTCAATTAGATATACAACAGGAAGTCAATAGGACAAGCTACGCTTATAGATGGAATATAATCCCACCAAGTAACAATCTTTCACCCTACGTACAAAATCTAACCCACCGACTAAATGCTCTAGGCGATAATTTTTACTTCATTAAATTTATTCTACGTAAGCGTCGCTTGTCTAATACATTTCATCGACAATATTGTGATGCTTTAATGTGCTGGAGTCTAAAAGATGTATTTGAAGTACCAAGAGATCATTTTAAAACTACTATTGGTTCTGTAGGAATGCCTATCTGGTGGGCACTTCCTTTTACTGATCGTGATGAAAAACTAATGCGAGCACTTGGTTATGGTGATGAATGGATCGAATGGATGCATCGTGCTCACGATCAAAATACCAGAACATTAATAGCAATGGAAGTTATTAAGAATGCTTGGAAAGTTGGACGAAAAATATCGAGTGAATATAAGAATAATAACTTTTTTAAGCAAATCTTTCCTGAAATCCTCCCAGATACATCGTGTCAATGGACAGCAGATACCATGACACATAAAAGAGATTATACAAGAGGAGATGCTAATCAGGGAGAAGGAACTTATGAATTCACAGGTGTAGATGCAGCACTCCAGTCTAAACATTATAGAAGACTTGTATTTGATGATTTATATGGTAAAGATGCTTTAAAGTCTGAATTAGTAGCTCAGTCTACTTGGGAGTGGATGCAGCTTGCTGTTGGTGCATTTGATAGCGATCCGGATAACCCTGACATGGAATGTGATGAAGTAGTAAATGGAAATCGTTGGTCATTCCATGATCTTAATTGGAAGATTAGAAAAGAACTTCCATACTTTAGATTTCATACACATGATGCAGAAGGAGGATGTTGTGAATTACATCCACCAAATAAACCTATCTTCCCTGAAGAATGGAGCCTCGCCAAGTTATCAAGGATGCGGCAACGTCTTGGTGAGTATTTTTATTCCTGTCAATTTAGAAATAAACCAATTCCTCCCGGTGGCAATACGTTCAAGACAGAGTGGCTTCGGTACTTCATGTTAGTTCCTACCACTGTCCAGAAAGAAGCACAGAAACCAAGTAAAAGATATTGGGATGATTTTAATACTACACTTAAAAATGGTAATACATATGATCCAACTTTAGGTCATAGTCTTATTAGTAATGATGAGATGACTTGTAAGCGACATATGACTATTCGCCATGAGATGAATAATGGTATTCTTCCTAAAGATATCCATACATCAAATTTATCAAAGATGTTAATGTTAGACCCAAACCATAAAGGAGAAGAAGGCCGTGCAAATCATGCCCTTATGCTTCTTGGAATCAATCTTAATCCTACTAATCTTTACATACTTGATGGACGTGCTGATACCTGTTCTCGTGAAGATATTATGCACCATGCGTATGTTATGGCGGAGAAATGGCGAATTAGAGAAATATGGGTGGAAATAAGCGCAGGACAGACATGGTGTAAGACTGCATTTGAAATTGAAGATAAAACAAGGAAAGACCTTGGAAAATGGTATTTTCACCAAATAAACGAATTCCGTGATAATCGGAGTGATAATGCCAAAAGTGATCGTATTGAAGACGCAGAGCCATTTTTTCGTCGTGGGCAAATTTGGATTTGTCAGAACAGCGGGGATGAGTTTATACAAAAATTCCTTGAAGAATATAACGAATATCCTCATTGTGCAACTCGTGATATCTTAGATATCCTTGGACATGGATTACAGAATCTTGAACTTAGTAGAATGAGTGAAGATGAAATGGAGACTTTTATTCATCAGCAACAGAAACAACAAATGATTTTACAATCTGGGCGAAGTTCTATAACGGGGTATTGAAAGTGGAAGATCAAGCTATAGACTTGCTAAAAGAGGTTAGATCAGATGTTAAACAGATTATTATAACTCAGACAGAGCATGGTGTAAAACTTAAAGATGTTCTTGGAAATGGTAAACCTGGTCGTCTTACAGAAGTTGAAAAAGATGTTGAAGATATAAATAAATTAAAATATAAAGCTATTGGATATGGTCTTGGTGTTTTAGCTGTAATGGAAGTAATGCATGTTCTATTTGAATTAGGTTTAGGATCGGTGGTTATACACAAATGACTCTTTTAGATTATTATAAGGCACATCAAGTATTTATTGATCTAGGTGCTTATATTATAGCAAGTAATGCAGTAGCATCATTACCAAGTCCAGATAAGAATTCTGGGAAATTTTATACTTGGTTCTTTGGTTTTATGCATGCTATTCTTTTACAAGCAGGACGGTTTATTAATAAGAATAATGGAAATGGAAATGGTGTCATTACAAGTAATGGTATGAACCCAGAATGGAAACCAGATTTCACAAAAGGAGCTGGAAAATGATTAAATATGTTATTGTTAGTTTGATTTTAATTGGAGTTATGTTAGGACAATCAACTCCTCCTAATACAAGTGCTTTTCCTTCTACAACAGTTTCTTTTAATTTATCTCCAATTACCTTACCAGGAGTTAAATCAACTGTAGCTGGTGCAGAAACTGACGTACTTCTTACTCCATCTAATAGTTTTCAAGTAGGAGAAACTACTCTCACTAGTAGCTCTATGATTTTTGTTGGTGGTCGTGGAAATTATGTTATTAAATCTGTATCAGATTTTATTCAAAATCATAGTCCAAATCTAAATGGATATCAATTTCAATTTGGTTTTACTGGTAGTGTTGGTGTTGTAAAACCAGTTGGTGTTGTAGGTAATCCACATTGGGGAGAACGTGGTGGAGTTTTTCTTAATTATGCTGTAAATGGACAATGGGGTATGGGTGTTGATG